TCAAAAGATAAGATTGAACCGTTTAAAAAACACTTATTACATTAAGGAGGAAAATATGAATAAGTTTACAACAATTATTGTCGCTCTTATGTTAACTGGAACAGTTGCATTAGCAGAAGACAATATAATTACAAGTAAGATTAATGATGTATCAAACACTGTTAAAACATTTGTAGTTAATGAGAAGGAAAAGACAATTGCATATCAAAAGAAGTCTTGGGAAGAAGCAAGAGTGCAATTGGCAGGATTATTTCAAACATTATCAAATCTATTTAACAGGAATAAAGAAGATAATAATGGATGATTTTCACGTAACAAGTCCTAATGATGGAACACATTGGATTAGACCAGTATCCGCAAGTGCGGAAACTTGGTGGCAGAAAAATAATATGAGTAAATTTGTTGTTGATAATAATGAAGACCATTACATTGTAATGAGTAAAGACGGAAGGAACATTTGTGAACAAATACGCAAAACTAATATGTCTATTAGCGATTAGTTTATTTTTAACTAATTGTGCGAATAGGTCACATACAGGTGCCGTCTTGGGTGCAACAACAGGAACCGCTTTATGTTTACAGTACATATCAGACAATCCGTGGGTGATTGCTACGTGTGCTGTAGGCACAGCATTTGCAGGTGCAGAAATTTTATATAAAAGTGATAGGGATGTACATAATGCCGTATTTGTAGACCATTTAAATACAAGTCCAAATGGTGCTTCATATACGAACTGGTATAATTCAAGAACAGGAAATAATGGAATTATACACATAACAAAGTCTTATTTAATTGGACCTATTAAATGTAAAGAATATGACCATACAGTAGATATAACAAGTCAATGGCCAATGATAGGTATTGGTGGAGTGAATAGAAAAGTAGTATTTGGAACTGCTTGTCAATTACCAGATGGACAATGGATAGAAAAACCAATAGGAATTTATGAATAATCCAGATAAAATTGTAGTTACAACAATATTAATAGTGTTATTACTATGTGCATATGCAGTAAGTGGTGCTCAAGCGGCAGACTCATTATGTGTAGATTGTGATTTAAATAAAAAAGCATTTAAAAAAGATGGAGTTGTATTAGTATCAAGTAATGAAATTGAACCTAACAACGTTAAACACGTTAATACTTACATAGACCAAGAAAACAAAATTTTATATAATAATGTTAGAACAGTTAAAAATGATACAGAACAATATTGTTTTGTTAAAATACTTATTAAAGAAAAAGATGGAGTGGTATCTAAAGAAGAAGAGTTATACTGCTCTGATGGAAGAAAAGGAATTGACACTCCTAGTTATTGGGAGTTGTTTGCTCAGTTTTACTACCGTGATATTGCTACACCAGAGTATTGTAGATTTTATAGTAGAAAAAATCACGCTTTTAAATCGTTCGGAAAAGTGTGTTTAAATGAGAACGGAGAATGGAAGGTAAAATGATAAAAACTATTATCATAATAATGCTTCTGTTAGTGATTGTATATGGAGTTAGTGCTTCAGATTTTTTGGGCTATGCTCAATCCAGCATTGACTTGTTACAAGAACTATTATATAATGTACAAAGGAGTGTGAAAAACTAATGAACAAATACATTAAGATTTTATCAGTTACAGTACTAGGTCTATTATTGACTAATTGTGCTGCTAATTATAAAATTAAAAATGAAACTGGAAAAGTAGTTAATTCCGTTCCAAAATGGTATATGGCCGATTTTTCTGAAACTAAAGCTTGCGATATTGCAAGATTTGGTAAAGATAAAGAAAAGGAATGTATCTTTGGAGTTGGAACATCTGTTAGTCCAGATTTGAATCTCGCTATTGAGAAAGCAAAAATGATTGCGAAAGCAGAAATTGCTGATATAATCAAAGGCGAAATGAACAAGCAGTCTAAGCAGTTTATTACCGAAATAGGTAAACATAACAGCAAGACAGTTGTTAGTGAAGTGGAATCTGTATTGGTCAATGTAATTAAAGATACACCAGTTAGAGGCTATGAAATCTTTGCTCAAGATGTAACGTTAACAAAAAACGGTTACTATAGAGCTTGGGTTGGCTTGAGATTACCATTAGGTGAATACAATAAAATGTTCAACTATACAATAGAACAAGCTACAGACGCTTATAACTTAAAGTATCACGCTAACAAGTCATTTGAAAACCTTATGAAAAAGGAAACAGATAATGATGAGTCAGCAAATACTAACTAAAAATATCACAGTATATACAAAAGAAAATTGTGTGTACTGTGTTAAGGCGAAGGCCTTGTTAAAAGGCCTTGGCCTAGAATTTCAAGAAAAGAAACTAGAAGAATTTAAATCTGTTGACGCAATGATAGCAGATATAGGGAAAAAAGTACGTGCAATGCCACAAATTAAAATAGATGATGAGTTAGTTGGTGGTTATAATCAATTAATAGAATATTTTAATAATAAGAAATTAGTGAATTACAAAGGTGAGATAGTACGTGAACAATAAGGATAAAGATAAAAAGAAGAGTGCTAAAATAATTTTATTTCCAAAAGGAAAAATCAAAAAGAAAATAACTGAACCTCAAGATTCACCTTTTGCATTAAGATTAAAAGAACAACAAACTAGAGAATTTATAGAAGGTAATGTAGATGAAATTGGGTTTAATTTATTAAAGAAATTTGTAGATATGGGTTTAACAACAACTAAAGAATCATTTACAAAAGACCTTGCGTTAGTTATTGATTGTATAAGAGGTTTAATTTATAGAGATTTTAATATGGCACACGCTGCTCAATTACTTGCAAATAAAATGGTATCAGTAAGATTTAATAGAGGTGGTAAAGCTTCATCAGCAAGGATAGATTATTCAGATTTTTTAAAACAAGCTAAAAAACAAAAACCAACAAATGTTTTTAATAAAGAATTAAAAGAAGAGTTAAACGATTTAAGGGATGGGTCAGATATGTTTGAATCCGATATGGATTTAAATGGTGATAAACCACCTGACAAGCCCAAATGAATTCCGTTAAGGAATAGTCCCAGCGGACTTTAAATAGCAATAATAAAGGAGAATTAAACAATGTTTAATTTTAAATGGTTCGGAAAAAAAGACGAACTTAAAGTTGTAGGAACTCGTAAAAGAGTACTACACACTAGAGGCAGAAAAGCCTTATCAAAAACAAAAAAGGTTTTAAACCTTTTAGAGAAAGGCGAACCTGTAACTTGGAAAACTTTGAGAAACAGATTTGACCTTCGTTCACCTAGAGCAATGGTGGACAAATTAAGATCCAATGGTAATATGGTATATATTAACAAAGGGTCTAAAGGTACTTCGTACAGAATAGGTGAACCAACAAGAGCAATAATTGCTGCTGGTATAACTAAACTATACGGTACAGAATACGCTTACTAAAGTGTAACAGAATCGTAACCAATACGATTGATACAGGTGACCCTAACAGGTCGCCTGTATTTTAAGAGTATAAATAGGTATATGATTAATATTAAAAATTGGAGAATATAATGGCAGACGAACTAAAACACCATCCATCATTAATGAGCAGGACTTCTATGGAAGCAATGGCTAGAACAGCAGGGTCAACTGACTTATTATTTTCAGAAATACTAACGAAGGTAAATAACGCAAAAGATAAAGCTAAAAAGGTAGAGGTCTTAAAACAATATGACCATCCATCTTTAAGGATGATATTAAAAGGATCATTTGATCCTAGTGTTGAGTGGGAATTACCAGAAGGAACACCGCCTTATATGGCAAATCCTTCACCAAAGGGTACTGAACACACAATATTGAAAACTGAAGCAAAACGATTGTGGCATTTTGTAAAAGGTGCAGATAATAAAACAACAAGAACTCAAAAAGAAACTTTGTTTATTCAAATGCTAGAAGGATTAAGTAGTGATGAAGCAGGACTTTTACTTCACGTAAAAGATAAAGATTTACATAGAGTTTATAAGGGTTTAAGTGATTCGGTAGTAAAAGAAGCGTTTGGATGGAACGAATTGTACCAAGATGTTAAAAAATTAGAACAAAAATAGAACATTTTAGGGTAAGTATTATCTAAATCGTTGATTTTACTTACTTTTTTAATGAAAATACTACTTGACTCTACAATCTTTTTAGTCTATAATAGACCTATAAAGAATAAATAATGAAAGAGAGAGATATATAATGAAAAAAGTGAAGGGAATATTGATTATATTTTTTGCAACATACTTTTACGTATGTGCATTAATCAACCCGATTAAAGCAAATGCAGATGAATATAATGAGGCAGTAGTAGGACACGTAATTACACAGGTATTACAAGGTACTGATATTGAAGCAACTGCTGTAATGGAAGCGCAGTTAGAAAGAATATTATATAATATGATTACCGAGTTTAGTGGTGTATTACAAGAACACTTACCAAACATACTAGATAGTCTTGCTAGTGAAATCAGACAAAAAAATGATAAAGAGTTTAAATGTGCTCTTTTGAAGAATAGTCAATATGAGTGTAACTGAAGCAATATACGAAACATTGCAAATAATTTATAGTTTTATACCTCAGGAATTGTTTATTGTAATCCTTGGGTGTTTTATATTATATGGTTTTTTAGAATACGGAGATAGAAAAAACAAGCAATGCCAAGTAAAAGAAAACAAAAAGTCAAAAAAAGATTAAAGAAAGAACTTTTATCTGTGAGAAAATACAAGACTACATATAAAGATATTAAAAAGTATTTCAGATTAATTAACGATAACGTTTTTAGTGGGAAATTATCTCCTTTTAATGATATCAATATAATGTATATGAATAGAAAAA